AATATGATTACATTATTATTAACATTTTTGATTGCTTGCGGAGACAAACAGGAAGATACATCAACAGAAGCAGTTGAGTCTCAACCTTCTTCTGAGCCTTCAACAGAAGATACTTCATCAGAACAACCTTCTGATACAGCAACTTCTACTCAGGAGGCATAATGACAAAGCCAGGAAAGATTAACATTTCAGAAATGAAAAAATTTATTAATAAGAAAGTTGGTCTTGACGTGGCTCATGACCTTCGAGAAGATAACCCAACAACCGTTAAGGAATGGATTCCAACCGGTTCACGATGGCTTGATTCAATCATTTGTCGTGGAAAAATGGCTGGAATCCCTGTTGGTAAGATTACAGAATTAGCTGGCTTGAGTTCTGCTGGAAAATCTTTCATGGCATGTCAAATATCAGCTAACGCTCAAAAGATGGGTCATTTTGTTGTTTACTTTGATGCTGAATCTGCTATTGATCCAGATTTCTTAATAAAATGTGGTATCGATACAGAAGATAACTTTATGTATGTTCAAGCAGTTTCGGTAGAAAAGACACTTGAGACAATTGAAGATTTAATGTCAGAATATCCTCAAAATAAGTTTTTCTTTATTTGGGATTCAATTGCGGCAACTTCTTCAGAAAAAGAGATAGAATCTGATTTCAACCCTCAAAGCACAATGGCAGTTAAACCAAGGATTTTCTCAAAAGCTTTTCCAAAGTTAACAATTCCATTAGCAAATCAACAATGCACTTTATTGTTAATCAATCAATTAAAAACAAACATAACATCAACACCAGCAGAAGCAATGGTTACACCTTATATTGCTCCCGGTGGTAAAGCTATTGAATACTTTTGTTCTTTAAGAATTTGGTTAACAAAAAGAAAAGCAAAAGCTTCTTATGTTACAGATGAAACAGGATTAAGAATTGGTTCTGAAGTAGCTTGTAAAGTTGAGAAGTCTCGTTTTGGTTCCGAAGGAAGAACCTGTGGTTTTAAAATACTATGGGGAGACCAAGTTGGAGTTCAAGATGAAGAAAGTTGGTTGGAAGCTTTAAAATTATCTGGCTCTGAACGATTCGTTTCTGGTGCTTGGATGAAACTTTATACCAAGGAAGGTAAAGAGTTTAAATTCCAAAGTTCTAATTGGAGCGAGAAACTAAAAGAACCAGAGTTTAGGCAAGCAGTTTTTGATATTATGGATGAAGAAATTATTCGTAAGTTTGATTCCGAAGGCAAAAACATCAAGATTGAAACAGATATTGAATAAATAAATTTAATGTTTCTTATTAAGCCCCTTGACTTTGTCTTGGGGTTTTTTATTTTAAAGAGCATACTTAGTGACATAGAACCTAGGTTCATTATGGAGCTTGCACACCTCTTACCTTCCCTCAATAGTATTATACCAGTAAAATGGTTTTGCTATTGAGGGTTTTTTATTTTTCCCTTGACAAACTTAACAAAACATGTTATATTGTAAATGTTGGTGGAGGAATTTATGAGCAAATTTTTAAGATGCGATCCAAAAGAACATGGATGCGATAAAATTAGATTTCATTTAAAAGATGATGCAAATAGATATGCAATTTATCTCGCAGAAGAATATGGTACTTATGTCAAAGTCTATTGGGATAAAAAATGCAATTGTTATCATTTTACAGCAGCAGAATAAGGAGAAAACATGAATAAAACAACCGTAGCACACATTATCGTTTCGAGACTTGGTTTAAACATAAATTATCCTCGAGACATCAAAGGAGACCTTGAGAAAGAACAAACGTTCTTATTAATGGATGATCGAGGTCCAAAACTATTAGTAACTCAAAGAGCCTTCTTCGAGAATGTTTGTAAAGAAATAGATTATTGTATCGAAGAAGGAGTAGCAGAGTTTGATGATGGTTCAGGCATCATCACAATGAAGATTGACTATATTTTTAAACCGGAGGCAAAATGAATTGTAAAACATGTAGCAAATGTAAAATCGAAAAGCCATTGAGCGAGTTTGTTAAGGATAAGAGTAAGAAAGACGGACTTCGAAGTGCTTGTAAAGAGTGTGTTGCTCTTTATCGAGAACAAAACAAAGATAAAATGAAAGAATATTTTGCTCTTTATCGAGAACAAAACAAAGATAAAATGAAAGAATATCAACAACAAAACAAAGATAAAATGAAAGAATATAATGCTCTTTATCGAGAACAAAACAAAGATAAAATAAGAGAAATAAAAGCTCTTTATTATCAACAAAACAAAGATAAAATGAAAGAATATTTTGTTCTTTATCGTCAACAAAAGAACTCCGAACAACCTGCTTGTGTTTATCAAATTTCAAATAAACAAAATGGAAAAGTTTATATCGGACAAACCACAAGAGGGGAAATAAGATGGAAACAACATTTATCTTGTTTAAGGGGAAAATATCACGAAAACAAAAAACTTCAACAAGATTTTGATTTATTTGGGGAAGAAACTTTTGAATGGGAAATTCTATTTGAACTTCCAGAAGATGAAAAAATCCTTCTCTTAGAAGAAGCATTGATGATAACAGATATGAACAAAAACGGTTTTGAACTTTATAATGAAGCAATAACAATCGAACAATTACAATTAATAAATGAAAGCCAAACAATGGAGGAAAAATGAAAAACGTTATTATAATAGATGCATTAAACCAATTTTTAAGGAGTTACGTTGTTTCTCCTCACTTGGACAAGAAAGGTTGGCCAATAGGAGGCACAATTGGCTTTTTAAAGTCACTTCAAAAGGTAGCAAGGGACTTCAACGCTGATGAAATTGTAGTGTGCTGGGATGGGCATGAAGGCTCTCAACGCAAGCGTTCCATGAACAAAGACTATAAAGGCGGAAGAAAACCTGTAAGGTTCAACCGAAGATTGGTTGAGATTCCCGAGGACAAAGAAGAAGCAAATAAAGGATATCAACAAATAAGACTTGTTGATTATCTAAACCAAATGCCCGTAATTCAATTAATGATTGATTATGCAGAAGCAGATGATATAATAGCTCATACTGTTCTATGTCATTATAAAGATTGGAATAAGATCATTATCTCTTCTGATAAGGATTTCTTTCAACTATGTAATGATACTACAAAGGTCTACAGACCAATACAAGACATATTAATGACAAAAGAAAAGATAATAGAAGAATTCAAAATTCATCCAAAGAACTTTGCATTAGCAAGAGCAATTGTTGGAGACGAATCAGATAATCTAATAGGAATACAGGGCGTTGGACTTAAAACCGTTGCTTCAAAGTTCCCTTATCTTATCAGAGAAGATGTATATGAAGTCTCTGACATTATTAGAGATTGTGCTATGATTGGAAAGAAACTTAAAGTTCATGAGAACATTCAAGCTGGTGAAAATCTAATTAAAGAAAATTTTAGAATCATGCAATTGTATTATCCAAACATAGCACCTACCAATAGAAAAATCTTGGATGATGGAATTACAAAATTCGAACCAACATTTAATAAAGTTAAATTTCTTCAAATGCTAGCAGAAGATGATGCCGCACATTTAAACTTTAATGAATTACAAAACATATTTCATAAAATAAAAAGATAAAAACACTTGACAAGTGTATAAAAACATGTTATATTATAGATAACAAACAAACTGGAGGACTTATGAGCGATTTAACATCGAATGAAACATTTTCACGCTTTGGAAAGAAATTCCAAGAAAACATCTGCCAACTTATGTTGGAAGACAGACCTTTTTACGATCAAATAACGGAGGTTTTAGATATTGAATTCTTTGAATCAAAATATCTTCAAATCTTCGCTCAAACTTTGATAAACTATAGAGAAAAATACAACGCACATCCAAATTCGGAAGTGATGATGTCTTTATTGAGAACAGAGCTAAATCATCACGATAAAGCAACAGCACAACAAGTTCGAGAATTCTATGCAAGAATTCATACTTCAGAAGGAGTTGAAGAACTTGAATTTATCAAAGATAAATCAATCGACTTTTGTCGCAAACAAGTTCTTAAGAAGGCAATGATGGAATCTGTTAAATTGCTTAAGTCTTCTTCGTTTGAAGAAATAGAAAAAGTAATTCAAAATGCTCTTAAACTTGGAACTGACAATAACTTTGGTCATGATTTCCATAAAGACATTTTAAGACGCTTTGAGTTGGTAGCAAGAAACCCAATAACAACCGGTTGGCCAAGAATGGATGAAATCTGTAAAGGTGGTCTTGGAAACTCTGAATTAGGAGTTGTTATCGCACCAACAGGTGCTGGTAAAAGCTTTATTTTGGTCCATTTGGCTGCCCAAGCATTAAAGCAAGGTAAGACTGTTGTTTATTATACATTAGAGCTTAAAGACACCGTAGTGGGTCAGCGTTTTGATGCTTGTTTAACTGGAGTACCTTTGAAAGAACATAGCGAGAGAAAAACAGAAATCATAAAAAAGATAGCAGATGTAAAAGGCAAACTAATTATAAAAGAATACCCAACCAAATCTGCTTCAACTCAAACTCTCAAAAATCACATTGAGAAATTGAAAAGAAGAGGTATTAATCCTGATATGGTTTTGGTTGATTATGGAGATTTATTAAAACCTTCAAGATCTAGTTCAGAGAAACGACATGAGTTGGAAGAGACTTATGAAGGCTTGAGAAATATAGCACAAACATATTCAATACCTGTTTGGACTGCTTCTCAAACAAATCGTTCTGGATTAAATGCGGAGGTTATTACAATGGAATCAATCTCAGAAGCATTCAATAAATGTTTCGTTGCAGATTTCATTTTTTCATTATCGAGAACAGTACAAGATAAGCAATCAAATAAAGGAAAGATATTCATAGCAAAAAATAGAAATGGAGTTGATGGACTAATTTATGATGCTCATGTTGATTGGTCAGATGCAACAATTAATATTTTAGACAGAGATGAAGAAAATGAAAAGATGCAGTCCACAACCGATGCATTGAATACATTAAGAGAAAAATATAAAGAAATGAGAGCAAAATAGGAGTTATTATGGATTTAGAAAAGAAAATATTGTCGGACATAACCGTACATATGAAATATGCGAAATTCTTGGATAAAGAATTAAGAAGAGAAAATTGGAACGAGTTGGTTTCAAGAAATGTGGAAATGCATATAAGAAAGTTTCCTCATTTGGAAAAAGAAATTAGAGAAAATTATGATATGGTTTTAAACCGCAAGGTTCTTCCTTCAATGCGTTCAATGCAATTTGCTGGAAAACCAATCGAGCTTTCTCCAAACCGTATCTTCAATTGTGCTTTTTGCCCTATTGATGATGTTAAAGTGTTTGGAGAAATCATGTTCTTGTTGTTGGGAGGAACTGGTGTTGGTTATTCCGTTCAAAAACATCATGTTTCCAAATTGCCCGAGATAAGAAAACCAACCAATAAAACAAAAAGATTTCTAGTTGCTGATTCAATTGAAGGTTGGGCTGATGCTGTTAAGGCATTGGTTTCTTCCTTTTTTAAAGGAACAGCAAGAATTCGTTTTGATTTCTCCGACATTAGACCAAAAGGAGCCAAATTGGTAACTTCAGGAGGTAAAGCACCTGGTCCTCAACCTTTGAAAGAGTGCTTGGTAAAAATAGAAGGATTATTAGATGCGAAAAAAGATGGAGATCAATTGTCTCCCATTGAAGTTCATGATCTCGTCTGCTATATTGCGGATGCTGTTCTTGCGGGAGGTATTCGTCGTGCTGCTCTTATTTCTTTGTTCTCTGCTGACGATGAGGAAATGTTGGGAGCGAAAGCAGGACATTGGTGGGAACTCAATCCTCAACGAGGACGAGCCAACAATTCCGTAGTATTAATGCGACACAAAATAGATAAAGAAAAGTTCATGTCAATTTGGAAAAAGGTTGAAGAATCTCGTTCTGGAGAACCTGGAATTTATCTTTCAAACGATAAAGATTGGGGTTGTAATCCATGTTGCGAAATTGGTTTGAGACCTTATCAGTTTTGTAACTTGGTTGAGATTAATGTTTCAGATGTTGAAAATCAAGAAGATCTTAATGCTAGATGTCGTGCTGCGAGCTTCATAGCGACCCTACAAGCTTCTTACACCGACTTCCATTACCTAAGACCTATCTGGAAGAAAACAACGGAAAAAGATGCCCTTATCGGCGTTTCTATGACAGGTATTGCTTCTGGTGAAGTTCTTAAATTAAACCTTAAACATGCTGCCGAGGAAGTAAATAAAGAAAATGCTAGAGTTGCTTCCTTAATTGGAATTAACAAAGCTGCGAGAACAACCTGTGTAAAACCAGCAGGTACAACATCATTGACTTTGGGAACTTCAAGTGGTATTCACGCATGGCATAATGATTATTATATAAGAACACTTCGTGTTGGAAAGAATGAAGCAATTTACTCTTATTTAAAACAAAACCTTCCAGAATTAATTGAAGATTGTAAGTTTAGACCTCACGATACAGCTATCTTATCTATTCCTCAAAAAGCTCCAGAAGGAGCAATCTTAAGACATGAAAGCTCTTTTGATTTGTTGGAGAGAATAAAAAGCGTAAGTTCAACTTGGATAAAGAAAGGACATTTAAATGGAAGCAATACTCATAACGTATCAGCAACAGTTTCTGTTAAAGATGAAGAGTGGGATTCAATTGGAGAATGGATGTGGGAGAACAGAGAATGTTATAATGGTTTATCCGTATTGCCTTATGATGGAGGGACTTATATCCAAGCACCTTTTCAAGACTGCGACAAAGAAACCTATGAAAAGATGCTTCCATTATTGAAAAATATAAATCTAGACCTAGTTATAGAGTTAGATGATCAAACCGATTTAGCAGGCGAGGTAGCGTGCGGAAGCGGTGGTTGTGAAATTAAATAAGGAGAATTTATGAGAGAACAACTCGAAAAAGTTATTAAAGATTTGCAAGAAACTTTGTCTGATTTAGACAAAGTAGAAGCAGGTTCTTATGGTTTTAAATCAGCTGCTCCAAGAGCTAGAAAAGCTTTGATGGAAGCAACAAAGCAATTGAAAGCCGTTAGAACTCTTGTTCAAGATAAAAAACAAGAACACGATCAAAAATAATTAAATAAAATACTTGACAAGTTTATTAAATCGTGTTATATTGTAAATGTATGACACGATTTTTTTATTTACGGAGGTTAAAATGAAATTCAAGCCATTTAATAGACATTTACAAGTTCTTCCTATAGAGGAAGAGAAAGTCGAACAAGACCATCTAGCGATTGTTCTTCCTGATGAATATAAAATGCCACAAAGCCCTTATGTGATTTGCGATGTAATCGAAAAGTCCGAAGACTGTGACATTAAAATAGAAGTTGGAGACAGAATAGTTATTGAAAGAAGAATGCTACATGAGATAGTTATACCACAAGAAACTATTTACATCGTATTACAAAATTATATTTATGGGAGAATTTAAAATGAAATTGACAATTGAAAATTTAAAAAACTTAGTTAAAGAAGTGATTGAAGAAGAAGGCAAAAGAAAAGTTGCTTTGTTTGAGACTTCTAGAACTTCTTATTCTATGCATCGTTTAGATGAAACAACTATGACAGCTCTTCAGGGCAAATATAATGAACAAGGCTATATCATTCTGACATCCGATAGAACTTGTGCAGCAGAAAAGGGACTTCCTTATGGTTCCAAGTGTCCAGATGTGGATGAAGCAGCTCAACAACAAAAAAATCTTCAGAACCGAGAACAATTAAAACAACAAATTAGAACTGCTGGCTTTGGCTTTACACCGACACTTGGCGGTTACAAAGAAAAGATACAAGACGACAGTGGTGAAGTTAGTCTTGTAGACACTGATAAACCAGAACATTCATTCTTGATCATGGCTCAAAATGACAAACCAGGTTTGGATTATAATGCCTTAAGAGACTTCGGAATCCAAATGGCAAAACAATATAATCAAGACAGCTTTTTCTTTAAACCACCAGATAATGTTGATCCGAAATCTTACTACATTAAACAAGATGGAAGTGTTGACATGGATTTTAGTGGTAAAACTTATGGAGATACTAGTCAAGAATACTATACCCAATTGGCTAAAGGTTCTGAAAAGTATGATCCGAAAAAACGTTTCACCGCATTACCTGAGAGTTTGATGTTTCCAGTTCCACCTTCAAATGCTTCTGAAGCACGTTCTAGAAGAGGAGAAGTTTTCGTTCCTCGCAAAAGAGGTGCTAAGTGAAAGAAGTTCAACTTTATTCCGATGGTATTGGTAAAGTTTGTTTGGTTGATCATGTTGGTTCTGACAAAACGGTTGTTAATTCTGCTCGAGTATCCTTCGGGCAGGATAACACATCCGAAGAACTAACCGAGAAAGACAAAAAACTTATCAAATACCTTATTAAACATAAACACACTTCAACTTTAGAACATAACATTGCTACATTTATGTTTGAAGTTCCTTTATTTGTTAGATCTCAACATCATCGTCATAGAACTTGGTCTTATAATGAAATCTCGAGAAGATATACGGAAGTAGACTTAAAGTTTTATGAACCAAAGATGTTTAGAACACAACATGAAAGCAATCGTCAAGCTTCTAACGAAAATGATTTATTTGATCCTGTTATCTTTAAAGACTGGGATGATGCTGAAAGCGGAATAACTGCTTCTAGAGCTATCTTCTCTCATCATTGCGATTCATTGAGATTATTCAATCGTTTAATTTCCGAAGGAGTTTGTCGAGAACAAGCAAGAGGAGTTCTTCCTCAAAACCTTTATACAAGATACTATGGAACAGTAAATCTTTCAAATCTTTTAAAGTTTATTGATCTAAGACTTCATGAAGGCGCTCAATGGGAAATCCAACAAGTCGCTAAAGCTTGTCTCGAGATAGCAACAGAATTATGGCCTTTTACTGTAAATGCTTATAGGGAGTTGCGAGGTGAAATTTAAAATTGGAGATATGGTTCGGCTTTCTGACAGAACACCTATTTATAATAGTATTGAATTGCCAGAATCAATAGGATTGATAATTGCCGAACCTGTTCTAATATACATTCATGATTGGGAAACTGAAGATGTTACAAGAGAATTTTGGTGTTATGAAGTATTATTTAATGGAAGAAGATACAAAAACCTTCCCGAAGAAGCATTAAAAAAGGTAGAAAAAAATGAAGATGAAAAAGATACTGAATGAATGGAACAAGTTCCTTCTAAATGAAAATCAGCCATTTATCGATGAACAACTCGGAGCTCCAAAGGGTTGGTTTGGAAAATGGGATTCTAAAATGGGTTTGCTACAAACGAGAGAATGGATGCAATATATACGTTCGACTTATCCAGATTTAAAACAACAACTTGAGCAAGAATATACAGGCAAACCTTCAACAAAAGATAAATTTATTCAAACTGTTATTTCCAGTATTGAAGGTGGTTATTCTTATTATGTTTTAAACTATCTTGGACAAAGAGAATTCTATAACCTTCTGGAAAAGAAATTGGATGAATACTTTAATTCTCCTTCTGTTCCTCAAGATCATAAAGATTTCTTAAAAGATAATGTTGACAAGATTTTCGCTTTTGGTCTTAAATCTATGGTACCAAATAGCACCAAAGTTTGGCACAAAGACATGAAAAAACCATATGGCGGCAATGTTGCTTTCTTCGCCAAAGTAGCCGATTGGTATATGTTTGGAGAAGGTTTCGAGAGAACACGACAAGTAACAAAAGATTATGTTGCAAAACTATAAGAAGGTTTAATGATCGTAACAAGAACTCTGGCTGGATTATTATATGCATGGAGGCTCCAAGAGAAATGTATTCTTCTGGAGCCATTTCATTTTCATAAATTAAGTAAAGAATATGAAGGTATTGACTTCTCGGAATTTAATGTACAAAATATTGATCAATTTGTATCACATTTGTTAACAATAATGAACATTACATCCTTACTTTTACATTATGGAAATATAGAGACATTAAGAATTGAGGATAAAACAATAATAACAAAAGGCAACGGAAGAGTTCAGCTTGATTGTGATTTTGAATTCTTCGAAGAGAAAGAAACAGGAAGTTTTGAAGTATTTGATGAGTTTTATTGGAGAAGCGGTCTCTCTCACAATGTAGATGTTATAAATTCAAGAGAAAACTTTTGTAAACAAATTATCTTTCATGAAAGTGAAAGAGAAGGAGTTGTTAATTCTAGAGACTTCACTGTCTTTTCGAAAATGACAATTGAGGAGCTTTTAAACGCTGACTATGGCAATGGTATAGTAAGAATAAAAGTCCAAAGAAAGTTCAAAGATAACGGTTTAAAAGGCATTTATGCTTTCACTAGAGGTGACAAAGTTTATCACAAAGCAATTAAGTTTGAGTTTTCAAATAGAGTTATAATCCCAATTTTAAAAAAGAAAAAAAGTTTAAAAGAAGTTTTTGCAATGGAACAAAAGGAAGGTAAAGAATGGAAAAAATGGAAGAAGCTTATAGTGAAAAGGGCCCATTGGTCGGAATAATACCGATAGCTTCTAAAAATCAATATGATTTCAACATGCCATGGCCCAACTGTATGATGCCAATCGCAGATGATTATATGTTAATAGAGGCAGCAGTTGCTGAATGTGCTTGGGCTGGATGTAAAAGCATTTGGATTGTTGTAAATGATGACTTTGCACCAATAATAAGAAAAAGAATTGGAGATTGGTGCGGAGATCCTGTTTGGGCTTATAGAAACATGGATCCAAACCCATTGCATTCCAAAAGAAGAATACCTATCTTCTATACGCCAACAAGACCAAAGGACAGAGATAAAAGAGATTCTCTTTCTTGGTCTGTTATTCATGGTGCACTTCAAGCATTTAAGATTTCTTATAAGATTTCTAAATGGCTAACTCCATCAAAATACTATGTGTCATTTCCTCACGGCTATTTTGATCCAAGACAAATCCGAGAACACAGAAGAATGATTTCAAGTTCAAAGAACTGCTATTTATCATGCAACGGCAGAACAATAAAGGACGGAGACTTAATCTCATTTACATTCTCAAAACCAGATTGGTTAGAGTTTAGAAGAGTTGTTAGGACAGGAACTGGAAAATTCGGGCCTAATTGGTCTTTAGAGCACAAAGAAACTTTGCCACTAGAAGAACGCTGGTCAGCAGTTAACTTTGGTGTTGATAAAGTTTTTGCGCCATTAAAATTTGAGGAATCAAATGAGATAATTGTTGAAAACTTTTATAATGTAAGAAGTTGGCAAGAATACACAGATTTTATTTCCTGTACAAGGTTTGATAATATTAAAAAACCGAAGAAGTCGATACTTTACGCAGCTACTTATAATAAACTGGGAGAATACGACGATGAAGGAGAAGATTAGATTTCTAAAGTTAATTAATGAATATCGTTCATTAGAATTTGAATATCAATACATAAATGAAGTTTTAAGAGACGCTCATGAAACATTTGAAGTATCTTATGTTGCTTATTGTGAAGAACATGGTATTAACTTACAAAAGCTTCAGGAAGAACAAAAAAAGAAAGTTCAAGGTATCTTCGCTCAAAATACAGAAGAATTTATTGATACTCATGGAAGATTCGAGACAAATAAAGAAAAGACCAAACATAAGGATATCTTTAAATCAGTAGCAAAGAAGCTACATCCAGACAAGATAGGTCAAGAAGATCCAAGATTTGAAGAGTATCAAGAATCATTCAAAAAAGCTGTATCAGCCATAGAGCAAGAACAATGGGGAGAGTTGTTTGATGTTGTTGATAGATACTCAATTGAAATAAATGATTATGATGAAGCAAACAAATCCATAAAAACAGACATTGAAAGAATGGAGAAAAAAATTAAAAGCCAAAAAATGACTTATTCTTGGCTTCTTCAAGAATGTGGAGAAGATCAGGTTTGCAAAGAGCGTATTATTAAGTCTTTTTTGACATATATGTTTGGTTGGGAAGGTTAAAACTTACTATTTAGTAACACAAATAGAGGGTTTTAAAATGAAAATTAAAATAAGTTTAACCGAATCTAAAGATAAACCCATCATAATGATACCAGCTAAAATTTTATCATCTGTGACTGGAGAATATAGAACTGAACCACATTGGATAAATTTTCGAGATAGAACTCATTCACAGCAAGTGGATTGGGCAAAAAAACATTTTGATAGCGGCATAAGAGAACCTGTCGATGTTACTGTGTTTGGCGATGGAACTTTTGGTTTTGGGAATGGACATCATCGCGTAAAGGCAGCGCAATTATTGGACGAACAAATACCTATTCGAATAGTTAGGAATAAACTACTTGAAAGATCAGAAGAGCTTTGGAATTGGTGGAAAGACCTTGTATTGGCTCAAGGAAAAATACCGGAGACTTTAAATCCTCAAGGTTGGAACTTGTATGATCTAGAGCAAGCAAAGGAGATTTTGCAAAATGAAAATTAAAATAATAATAACAGAATCCAAAGACAAGATTCCTGGCGGTTTAGGTTCAAAGCTACATGGCTCAATGAAGCAAAAACATCAAGAAATTGCTGATAAACATGGCGTTCCACTTCAAGATATTGAGGATCAATTAGAAATGGGTCTTAAAATTGAAATGGAACATACAACAGACAAAGCGATAGCACATGAAATTGCAATGGACCATTTAATGGAAGATCCTCATTATTATACAAACCTCTCCAAGATTGAAGAAGAAAAGAAAGATGCATGCTATAGAAAAGTGAAAGCCCGCTATGATGTATGGCCATCTGCTTATGCCTCTGGTGCTTTAGTTAAATGTAGAAAGGTCGGCGCAAAGAACTGGGGCAATTCAAAGAACGAAGCAGTTGTGGAGACGATTAAGAAAGTTGGAGACAAATGGGTTGTATATCCAAAGAAAGGTGGCAAACGACTTGGAACTCATGATACCGAAGAATCAGCAAAAAAGCAATTAGCAGCAATTGAAATCTCCAAACATCAAAACGAAGAAAAAGAAAGAAAACTAACCGACAAACCTTCTTCCGAGACTAGTTTACATGATTGGTTTGGAAGAAAAGGCGAAAAAGGAAGTAAGCAAGGCTGGGTTGATTGCAATTCCCCAGACGGTGACGGAGGATATAAATCATGTGGAAGAGAAGAAGGCGAGGAAAGAAGTAAATTTCCTTCTTGTAGACCAACTCCTTCATCTTGTAAAACTCATAAATCTACCAAAGGAAAATCTTGGGGAAAGAAATCAGCAAAAGGAAAGAAATAATGAAACTAACAAACGAAGACTTAAGAAGAATTATCAAAGAAGAAACGCAAGCCGTTTTGTTTAAGCCTGGCTTATTGGAACATGTGAAGACAAAAACCCCTCTTCATGAAAACATCTTTCGTCATGGTTCTGACTGTTATTTCAATACAATTCGTCAAGGTCGCCACTTCTACAAAATGGGTCTTTATGAATGTATAAACGAAGAAGAAAGAGACATGTTGGAACATTCCGATCTCGGAGAGTTTGCTCTTTATGAAGGAGAAATGGTACCTTTGGATTTCCCAATGCTTGAAGAAGAAGTTGTCGAGGAAGCAAAGAAAAAAAAGAAAAAGAAAGATCCTCCATTAAACAAACCAATGAAGAACTCTGGCGGAGGAAAAAAATGGAAAGTTTATGTTCGTTCAAAATCTGGCGGAGTTAAGAAAGTAACTTATGGAGACTCAAAAGGTGGTCTTAAAGGAAACTGGAACAATGCTGAAGCAAAGAAGTCATTCGCTGCTCGTCATGATTGTAAGAACAAGAAAGATAAGACCAAAGCATCCTATTGGGCGTGTAGAGCCAACAAGGACTTCGGCGGTCAAAACTCTGGTTATTGGTAAAAATAAACCAAACTTTTTATGAGTTCTACAAGCCTTTTGCTTTTAAATATACTATTTATTATAGAAGCAAAAGGAGTTTTTTATGTTCAAGATTTATATTATTACAAATAAGGTTAATGGAAAGATTTATATAGGACAAACAAAGCAAAGTATTAAAAAGAGATTCACTGCTCACAAAAGTAAAGCTGGTAAAATTAAGAGACCTCTTTACAATGCTATGGAGAAATATGGAATTGAAAATTTCGAAATTTTAGAGGTTTTTAGCACAAATAGTTTTGATGAAGTTAATAATGAAGAGAAGAGATTGATTCTAGAAAAAAACTCCACAAATATCGAAATAGGTTATAACATTGCTAGCGGAGGACAAGACTATTTTGAGTTGCCTTTTATCGCTAAAACAAAAGAGCACAAGGAAAAACTCCAAAAGTCTCATCGAAAAAACGCCAAGCCAATCATTCAATTTGATTGGAAAACTGGCGAGACTATCAAGATATGGGATTCCAGCAAAGAGATTTTAAGAGCTGGTTTTAGCAGAGCGAGTATCCAGCAGTTATTAAAAAAACCGGAAGGTTTCGGCTATATTTATGAAAGCGGTTGGGCTTATTTGAGTTTCTGGAATGAGAAAGAAGACAAGAACTACTTTGCCGATCCAAATGCTACGCCTTGGAATGGAAAGCGTGTAAAGTGCTATACAAAGCAAGGGGATTTTGTAAAAGAATACAAAACATTAAGAGAAGCAGCAGACGATGTTGGCTTACCGAGCCCGACTTCAATTGGAAATTGCCTCAAGGGCAGGTCTAAATCTGCCGGAGGTTACTTATGGTCTTGGGTTGATGAAGATGTCGTTAAACCTTATTCTGGTGGCTCTGAAAAGAAAGTTTTATGCTATAATAAGCAAATGGAACTAGTTAGAGAATATGATAGTGTTAATAGTGCAGCTCTTGATGTTGGCGTAAACATCTCGACATTAAGCAGTGCCCTTAATGGACAGCAAAAAACATCCGCAGGATTTATTTGGAGATTTAAAAATGAATAGAGACTTCGGAGGCCAAAAAGGCGGCTATTGGTGAAAAGGAAAAATAAAATGAATCATGGTTTAATAATGGAATCCTGGAGAAGGTTTTTGATAAAAGAGAATGTTCGATCATTAAGTTCGGAATTGGAAAAACAATTTAATGTTCAACTTTCTCTATCAGAACTGGGAGATATAATCTCTATAAATAAAATCATTATCCCAGAAGAGCAAAGAGGAGCCGGAATAGGTTCAGAAGTAATGAAAAAGATTATAGAATATGCCGATGTAAATCAAAAAATAATTTCCTTGACACCAACAGAAGATTATGGTGGAAAGAAAAGCAAACTGATAAAGTTTTATAAAAAATTTGGTTTTGTCGATAATAAAGGAAAGAACAAGAATTTTGAAACAACAGATACGATGATTAGGAATCCTAAATGAATTTCCCATTTAAAGAAAAACTAATCAGAGGAACTACCTTCTTAAGAGAATTCAAAGAGAATGTGGATTCCTCTGAACTTATTTGGCATATGGACAGAGAAGATCGCATTATTGTTCCAGTCAAATCAAATGGCTGGATGCTTCAAATGGATAATGAACTTCCGAGACCATTAATTGAAGGAAAAGAATATTTTATTCCAAAAATGACTTATCACAGAGTAATTAAGGGAGAAGGTACTTTAAAAATAAGGCTTACGAAACTTTGAACTCTGTTGAAACATTTTTCTTATCACTCTATTGGAAGGCAATGGCTTTTGGGATTATAATTCCGGTCATTGTCTTTTCTTGTTTTTACTATCTTCTTTACAGACAACAACAAGAATTTTTAAAAAAGATTAAAAATAAGCTTGACAAATGAATTCCAACATGTTATATTAGATTTATAACAAACAATGGAGGACATTATGTTAAATTTAGGATACGCATGCATTAATACAGAACTTAGTAAAGAAAAGATTACTACTAACAGAACAATGATCAGAAAGACATTTGATCAAAAAGGAATCACTTATGCTTCCGAACTTGCTCTTCAAAATGTCAAAGATCTAAAAACAATCATCGCATGGAATGCGAAGAATAACATTCACTTTTATCGCATGTCCTCCGACATGTTTCCATGGGCAACCGAATATAGAATGGAAGAATTGCCCGACTTCGAGCAAATTGAAGAAGCAATGTTCCAAGCTGGTTTATTGGCTAGCCAAAACAACATGCGCTTAACAATGCATCCCGGTCCATTCAATAAGCTTTGTTCTCCAAACGAAGATGTTGTTGTTGGAACAATCAAAGATCTTGAAGTTCATGGCAGAATTATGGATTTGCTTTGCCTTCCAAAGTCTCCTTATGCAAAGATCAACATTCATGTTGGCGGTGCTTATAATGATAAACCAATGGCTCTTGTGAACTTCTGTAAGAATTTTGACAGACTATCTGATTCAGTTAAGACTCGCTTAACCGTTGAGAATGATGACAAAGACAGTCTTTATTCTACGAAAGAATTGTTCAATGGAGTATTCAAACAAATTGGCATACCTATTGTTCATGACCAACATCATCACACTCTTTGTACCGGCGGCTTGTCTCAACAAGATGCTATGGAATTGGCTCTTCAAACTTGGGGAGATGTAAAGCCTGTGATTCACTATTCTCAATCTCGTTGTGTTGAACATAATGAGGCAAAGACAAAACCACAAGCTCACTCTGATTCTTATTGGACAGCAGTTGATACATTTGGTCATGATGTTGACGTAATGTTGGAAGCGAAATTCAAAGAACAAGCACTATTTAAAATGAGAGAGTTGCTCGCTTTTAACGAATGTATAGCGGCGAAATAACGGAGGAAATATGGAAAAAGATTTAATTGGAGCTTTGATCCATTCCTCCATTGAAAAGAATGGAATAGCAGTTATTCTAGAAAGGCTATCAATGGCCAATTTTCTAAACGAGATAAACCCAGATCAAGAATCTTATTATTATAAAGTTTTTGATTT